GAAAAGGGAAAAAGCGGGAATTTTGATCCTTGAGACATGCATCCGTTGATTCATGATCGAGCCGTTCAGTCAACCATATTCCTCAACCCAACATGCTGGGCAGTTACGAAGATAGCTATCAAAGGGTCGATCTTTGCTTTCCCGGCCGCAACTTTTTCAATAAGCACCATACTGCCAACCTGCTGAGCCTTGGCGTTGCCTAAAACCCAATTCATCAACCGCTGGTTACCATGCACGGCTGCCTTGGATTTGAGTTTGAACTCCATGTTCCAGATCGGACCACGCAAACCCCCGCCCTGGCGAATGCCGCACAGGAGCGGCCCTTCAAGTTCCAGCTTTGCCAACTCGTCCAGAATCGGCGCAACCTGACCGTGATCCAGCCCTACAGCTTCTTCCGCTGGCAACAGGCCAGTAGCGTGGACACGCGCCACCAACTGAGCAACCTCTTCGTGCCCTTGGGTTGCGGTGGTGCAAATCACCAGATCACCGTCAGCCGCATAATCCCTAAGTTGCGGCTCGATCTCCTTGCGGCGTTCTAAAACCTCGGGTTGCGCCCAAGCGCATGTCCATATCAGCCAGCGCCTAGTGCCATGTTCACGCCCAATTACTGCTGCGCCTAGAAGATCGTCCATTCCGCCGCCATCAATCCCGATCGTAACCACATCAGATTTTGCAAGAAGTCGATCGAGAGTGAGACCCGGTTCAGCCGCGGCTGCCCAGTACTGAGCACCAACCCAGGTATCAAGCGTAAGCCCCACGCCGATCTCAACGTTGAAGTGCTGCGAAGCGAACAGCTCCAGCGACTCGCGGCCCTCGGATTCCTTGGCGAGAAGCTGGTTGCTCAAAAAGTTGGGGTCAACTGATCGACCAAAATTCGGATTTACCAGTGGCCATGTCTCAGGGTTTCGCCAGCCATTGTTCGCCAGCATCTCGGCTGGCAGCTCATACAGAACGGCGAGCAGCGGGAGTTTCAGCTTTCCATCCCGGACCGCGCGGGCTTTAGACAACTCCACAGCAAACACGCCCGACGGCTGCTGCTTCGACTGCGTTGTTATCTGAAGCAAGAACCCATCCGGCCGCGATGCCAATGCGCCGCGGATCTCGACGAACACGTTGGACGCAGAAGACTTGCGGGCGAATTCGTGGGTCTCGTCGATCAGCGTGAACGTCGCTTTGCTTCCGGTAATTGTGTCTGTGTCGCTCGCCTTGATCGCGATTTCAGCCCCGCTGTTGCGGTGAGTGATTTTTTTCAGATGATCCTGCAAGTGAAAAATTGCGTCCAGAGCGTCATCAAGGCGTATAATTCCCCGCGCTTGCTTGAAAGCGATGTTTGCGATTTCCTTTGTCGGGGCGATCAACAGCAATTCAGCCTCTGGCCGCTCATTCATGATGGCTGCGGTCACGATTATGGCGGCGGCGATCGAAGATTTTCCGTTCTTCTTTGGCACCAGGAGAAAGAATTCCTGTATCATCCGGCGCTTGCTGTCAGGGTCGTAAGACCCAAACACCACGCGGACAAAGCTGAAGACCCATTCTGCGCAAACCTCACCATACGTTGGGTGGCCGATGATGTCCGGCATGCGCAAACGCTTGAATATCCGTAACGCCTTTTCCGCCACCTCATCAAAAAGGGGCAGGTCCGGGATCAGGGGCTCACGCGCCCGAAGCTTCTCCTTCCAGTCAGGAACTGCCGTTGACCAGCGTGGGTCAAAGGCCTGCTGTTCCATCATTATCATGTCAGTGGGACCGCTTGCCGCCAACGAAAGTCAGGTCGTTACCCCATTCCGGGTCAGTCTCGGCATGCCGTGCCGCAGCCTTGGCCTGGTCTTTCTTCCCACGTGCGGGCTCATCATCCGGACGGCTGCTGCCGTTTTGACGCTGCGCTCTTACCAGTTCAGCCTCGGCAAAAAGGCGGTCACTGGTTTCCAGCATCTTGCCCAGCTCCTTCAGCGCGGCGACGTTACCCGCCTCGCCAAGGGACATCAGCAATTCCAGCCGCCGCGCATAGAGCCTGTCGCGCATCGAGTTGCGCTCTTTAAGCTCGTGAAAGAAATTGCGCCGAAATGTCGGCCCCGACATGCGAACTACCGGAGCCATGCGATCAACCGTCCAGCCCTGCGCCAGTAACATCTTGATTTTGTTACGATCTTCTAGCGTGGCGACCCTTCGCGGCCGCCCCGGAAGCCCAGATGCAGGGTCTACTGGCAATCCGAAAAGGTCAAAATTCTGATCCACTGAAAAAAATCTCTCCATGAGTACACACACCGGTCTAGAGCTTTAGGGGTTTTGAAGTTTTCACCCCCCCCCGTACCTCTGACCGCCGCGACCATACATTGCAGCCTCTTGTACCTGCCTCGGTCCATCATGACAGGATTTGCACAGGCAGCGCAGGTTGCCTTCATCCCAGGTCAGCATCGGATCGACCCTGACGGGCACGATGTGATCCGCCACCAACAGAGATGTATCCGACACCAACCTGCCACAACCCTGCCACTGACAGGTGAACAGATCGCGCACCAGCACAGCCCACCGAAGCCGCTGCCACCGCGCCGTCTTGTAGAAGGCTCTGTCTTCCGGATTCTCCCGCTGAAACGAAACCGTTTCACGCTTCGACAGCATCGGCACTGCAAGGCCTAGCGTGCGCAACTGCGGCCTCACATGCTTCAACCGGCCCATTCCCACCCCCAAACGCAAAGCGCCCGGCAGGGGTTACCTCCGGGCGCAGCTGACGTGTTGGCTCCTTGTCTAGCCAATGACATCCTCAACGTCAACACAAATTTCATCAAGCCGATTTTCGCCCACCCGCCAGGGCGTCATGGGTGGCATAGCGCTCGTGACCTCAAGGCTCATGAGGCCCGCTCCCGCCAGCTCATGGCGCAGCCACAGCAGCGCACCCCACCAATCGAGATACCGCGCACGCGCAGCGCTAATCTGCTCAACCGTCTCCACATACCGAACCGGGCAAGCATCTCGGCTCACCCGCATCTCACGGCCTCGATAGGTAAACACCTCCACCCCAACCACCGTGGTCTTGGCAAACGCCCCGTGCTTTGTGTTGCGCCACGCCACCGGCACACACCGAGGACGCGCTGCTTTCATCCAGTCAGGTGACAACCCAGCCCGGGCCAGCCCCGCCACCTGCACCGCCATGCCACGTCCGCCCAACTCTCGCGGCAGCGCCTCAAGGATCGCTGCGATGATGTCTGCATCGTGATGGCTGCGACTGCGCCCACCACCATCAATCTGGCACCCAAGCTGCCCGCGCTGCATCATCACCCAGATGGGGCTCACCCCAACGCGCCCTGCCCCAGATCCATCATCGTCGAAATCGATCGAGGCATGCTCCACCCCAAGTGCCCATTGAATGGCTTGCAGCACGGTCACCTGCCGCTTGACCCGCCCCGTCAAACACACCGAACCGCCAACTGCGCCATGCTCAAAAGTTTTTGAATGCCTCATACCCGAACCCCTTTTCTATATCTTGTGTCGCTGTTCGTATTCTTTACCTGATTTTGTTTTTGTTCATAAAAGTCAGGGAGGATAGGGAGGATAACTCCTTTTTCAGGGAGGATGATTTGCCAAAATCGAAAACCACGAAACCACTTAAAATCAACAACTTGTATACCCTTCAGGGAGGATAGGGAGCTTAGGGAGGATATTTTCAACCTACGCGTAAGAAAGCCTTTTGCCTCTTTCACCGCCATATAAAGGCGCACCCTATAATTCGCGCGCGCGCACACGCGGAACCCTGCAAACATCCTCCCTAAGCTCCCTATCCTCCCTGACACATCGCAACCCATTGTTATCATTGACACCACCCCGCACCCCTTGCCCCGTTTCATCCTCCCTGCATTTCCCCTCATCCTCCCTATGGTCCCTGTTTTCGCGCTTTGAAGGGTGAAGGGATCATCCATCCGACACCTCGGACGGTGGGCAAAGCGCGCGGCCAGCGGTGTCTTTTGGAGCGTTGGACCATTTGCGCCGGAACACATCGGTGAGGGTGATGCCATCATAGCGCATGGATCCGTTAGACTTTCGGGCGGTAAACTTCTTGCGCGTCTTGGTGCTGATCCAGCGCCGCGACCTGTCCTTTAGCTGCATCGACACGGTACGGTCCTTGAACGCGCCTTCTGCCCGATCCAGCAGCCAGAAGTGAAAGCAGTTGACCAGCTCGCGCGCCGTCATCGTGTCTGACTCATCCCCGGTCACCAAGCAGGCATCATCGAGGAACTGTCCGAACGGGTCGCTTTCGGCCCGGAATTCAGCGGTGGCAGCGGTGATGATGTCTGGAGGCTCTAGCCCGTATTGCAGGTAATCGCAAAGCGCTGAACACAAATGCTGAAAGATGCCGTCGCGCTCCTCAAACAGGATGGCATCAAGCTCTTGCTTGGCGATCTGTTCGGATTCGGGGATCTCCACATCAAACGGTACCAGTAGCAACCGCCGCCAGATCCCGTTATCGGTCCCTCGGATATCGGGCTTATGGTTGCCCGAGATGGTCAGCGTGAAATAGGGTTTAACGGTTATGAAATCCGAATGAAGGGCGCGCACCATGATCGGCTCACCGCCCGTCAGTTCCTTGATCAGCCCCTCCTGCCAGCGCATTCCCTCATCAGGTTCGGCCGCGCGCACAAAGCGGGCCCCGATCAGCGGCACCAGGTCGGGCGTGGCATCCCCGCCGCCGCGCCGATTAGTGCCGGTCAGGCTTTCAATCTTGGCGGTCGCGGCATAATCGCCCATGATATTGGCCATAAGATCGACCAGCACAGATTTGCCATTGGCCCCCATGCCGTAGAAAAAAGCCAGCTTTTGTTCCACGCGACCTGTCATTGACAGCGCAAACCATCGCAACAGGAACTTGCGCATCGCCCCATCGGGCTGGATCCGCGCAAAGAATGCATCAAACCGGGGGCATTCTGCGGTGTGATCCGCATTTACCGGCATGATCTTGGTCAAAAGCTGGTCGCGCGCATGCGGTAAAACCAGCCATGACGCAATCTTCTGACCGGTCTCAATATCCGTGCGACTGCGAAACCGAACCATCCCGGACTGAGTGTTCACGTCAAGCTCACCAGCGTCCAGCTGGTCCAGCGGGCGCGCCAGGCGCACGGCAGCCTCCTCTCGCATGGATTTCATGCGCGCCGAATTGCCCGTCTGCACCGCAAAGCGACGATGCGACGCGCGCAGGTCCGAAAGAGTTTTCTTGGTCGCGGCGATCAGGGCCAGCTGAACATTGATCCGGTCAACCTGTATCTGCACATCGGCAGGATATTTGCCGTCATCCCCCTTTTGCCGCACCAAAAGGTCCATCTCATCTTGCAGGCCAGATTGGCGGTCCAGCGCTTCCATCTGGCGATCAGACAGGCGCACAAAAAACACCTCCCGCTTAACGAGAGGCGAGACCATCTGCGACTTGCGTTTGACCGCCAGTTCGTCGGGGTCCGAGGCCCAGACCATGCCATTCCAGCAAAACCAGCCCACACGCGGCACCCACATCAAATCTTCGCCGAAATAAAGCGCGAACCGCTGGCCATTGCCGTCATCATTCAGATCAAAGCCAGCGCCTTCGGTCAGTTGTGCTATCAGGGACGCATCATCCGGGGGTGAAGGGGGCGGATCGCCATCGGGAACAAAGGCGTCATCCACCCCATCACCCGTATCATCAGACGCGCCCACGGGCGTCAGGTCCTTGAAAGGGTCATCGCTCATTTGCCGCGCCCCCGAAACACGCCGTCAGGATCCACCTGCGCCAGAAAGGCACGGCGGTCGCTGTCGGGCAGGCTTTGCCAAAACATCACCAGCAGGCGCTTGCGGGCGGACGGGGCAAAGGCCACCCGTTCAATCCGGCGCAGAGCGGCGGCAGCATAGGCCTCCAGCTCGGGCGGGGATGCGATGTCAGCCCAATAGTCTGCATCGCTGCGCAGACTCGGACTTTGCCATGAAAACTCGGGGAAGCCAGCGCCGTGGTCTTCCAGCCAGGCGGCAGCCAAAATGGCAGCGTCTTTGGGATGCGCGTGGCAAAAACTGTTTATCAAAACGCGCCTCATGATGTCACGATTTACCGCTGCGCCGATATCCAGAAGATGCGCCTCTTGTTGGGCCAAAAGTGCCTCCTCCTGTTCACATATCGCACTAGCGTCGGGGCTTGGTGCAGGCTGCATTACAAACCTTCCTTGGCGACTTGCACCATTCCTGCCGCAATCTTGCCCACCGCCCGAAACCCGGCACCAGCCGCGCGCCGGCGCGGAAGCTTTATGTCAGCTGCCCGCGCAAGTTTCTTGACGTTATGCGCGCAAATCCCAAGGGCAGCGGCGATGCTATCCACCGTGCCGCCTTGCTGCGCCAGTGTGGCAAACCGCTCCAATCTGGCTGCGTGATCGACCTTGTTGGGGCGCTCATAGACATGCGGCACCAAGCCCAAAACATCCATATCGGCGCGGATGGTACTGGGATGCACGCTTCCGCTCGTTTCCCCGATCGCCTGGGCGATGTGCAGAATGATCATCCCTGTCGCATGCAATTCGGCCACCCGTGCGCGCCGTGCCACAATCTCATCCGAGACCACATAAACCCGGGGCTTTCTGTTTTTCCGCTCAAACAGAACCGATCCATTGCGCCGCCAAGGGTTGCCGCCCGAATTGCCCACCAGCTTGTTTTCCGCCGCATCCCAGACCGGATAGTCAAACGACGAAACACCGGCAGGCAGCACAGTCACAGCACCTGCCGCCACCCGCGCCTCTACCTCGGCGCGCTCGGCGATTGTCAAAGGGTCAAGCTTTGTCATTTCGCCCCCCAAGACCCACTGTAACTCACATCATCGCAGGTCGCCCCCACAGCGCCGCTCAATTCGCCGCCGCAGGCTGCGTAGCCCGCCATATCCACCCAATTGTCAAAATGCGCAGGGTTACCCCAGGCGCGCACAGTCTTAATGTCGATCATCAAAATGCACACCTGCTCGGCCGAGATTGAAACCCCCAACCTCGCCGACCAAAGCGCTGCGATCAGGCCAAAGGTATCCTCCACCTTGCCATGGGTGGCGGCACGGTCCACGGTCACCGCTGCCCGGGCAGCATCCAGCACATCGGCCCTCGAACGGGCACCCACAACGCTCATGCCGCAAGCCATGCTGAAAGAACTTTGCGCAAGGCCTGCATGTTGGAAACATTACTGCCGTCCAGCCGACACCGCGCAGCCCGGTCCAGCACCTTGAATGGATCATGTGCCCGCAAGAACACGGCCAGATCGGCGCTTATGAAGGCAGAATCGCTGTGAACAGCCTCAACCATTGGGGCGACAATGTAATCGCTATAGATCGCCACCCGATCGGCAGTGTCATAAGCGACAAGCCCGCGCAAAACCGAAGCTAGCGCATCGGCTTGGCCACGTTCGCACACCATCCGGCGCACTTGCCCGATTTGATATAGGACACGCGGCAACCGCGACTTGGACGTTGGCTTGGCGTCAGCCAGCCCGCATCCCGCACCCTCGACCACATCGCGGCACCTCATTGCCCACCCCTCTTTGGCCACCAGCGCGGCCCGGTAAACTTGGTGCCCGTTGATTTGCACCACCTTGGCGTTGACGCCTGCAAATGCGCTGGCTTGCTGGCCAGCCGTTGCAAGCACAATCTGCGCCGGTATGCGGGTGATGCCGCACAGCAAGGCCGCGTGTGCCCGGTGCTGCCCGTCGATCACAGCAAAGCGTCCACCATCGGCGGGCGCAATCAGGACCGGCGAAAACTGCATCCAATCAAATTCGTCTGCGATTTTCTGAATCGCAATCATATTGCGGCGCTCAAGCGGGCGCTGGTATCTGTCGTCAATCACCAGCTGGTCGAGATCCACCCATTGCAGGATGGGCAACGCCTGATCGGCGGGGGTGGCTGGCTTCAAATTGCCTGTCGATATTGCGCGATAATTCATTTCATCATCCTCCAATTGCGATCAATGTCACCATTCGCTCCAATCATAGGCGGCGCGTACGGCAGCCTCATCCTCGCCGGACAGGACGATATCTGCGGCGCGCACGCGGTTTGTGGCCACTCGCACGGCCGTGCCGGTCAAGCCAAAGGTGCGACCAACGGCTGCGGAATTTGCAAGGCAGCGGGCGGACATCATGTCCAGCAAGCGATCATCCTCAACACGGGTTGGCTCTTTCATTTTATCTGCGCCTCCAACGCATCCATGGCATGGGCCAGGCGGCGCAGTTGCGTGCCCATGCCGCGTTCAATATGCCCCGAGAACAGGCAGCGCCGGTCTTCGGGGCCATAAACCGGGCGCAGACCAAAGGTCACGCCATTCTCAGGGTGATTGCACAGCTCGAACTGAACATGCCCCACCTCAAAGGTCTGGCGAATGGTCCGGCTTTGCGCTTGCGCGCGCGATTTGGCGTTATGCGCGCTCATCCCTGCACCCGAAGCCGGTGGAACCGCGCCAAAACCACAGCATGTGGCACGGCAAAGCGTTTGGCGATGGTCGCGCGCCCGGCCCAGGTTGCCCCTTCGCAAACCACGGCGGCGTCCATCGGGTCCATCCCCGTTGTATCAACCTTGACGCAAGGTGTGGCCACGATCTGCGCAGGCTCAGCGCTCTCGATGGATTTACTACGCGCGATGTCGGCAAAAACCCGCTGAACAGACCTCTGACAGCAGCCCATCGCCTTGGCGATGCGGGAATTTGACAACCCTTCGGCGCGCAAGGCCAGAACGCGGGCAACATCAAGCTTGGTTTGACGCCCCTCACCTTTCAGCACCGGCGCTTGAGGGGCCGAAAGCGTTTGCTCTCCCATGGCCAGCATTGGCAACTCAAGCCTGCGCGCGCGCATCCGCACGGCGTTGTGCGTCACCTTGTGCAGCGCAATGAAATCCCGCGCAGACAGGCCACACTCAAGCGCTGCCTGATACTGCTCATTGCTAAAACTTGTCATACCCCTACCCCTGTAAAAAGCCCCTATGGCGCCACTGCGCTAAACGGGAAATTCAGGGAGGTTGGGGCAGCTTCCACAACGGCAACGCGCTGCCCCGTTTTGGCGTTGTTCGGCCCGCAAAACGACAGCCGCCCACGGGTGCCGCAGAGAATAAAGGTCCCATCGTCAGGAAATCCCAGCTCGCTGCGCGAAGTCTCAGGTCAATAGTTTTTGACTCGATGGGAAAAAACTGGGCGCTTTGCAGCTTCCCTTTGCGGCGATACGGTAAAACAAACGAATCCCCGACCACAAAGGAACAGATCCCCATGTACAAAATTGACCAAGACGGCCTTGCCAGAACCCAAGACGGCACATTGGTGGCACGCAGGGTGGACCAATCAAGAACAGGGCTTGGGGTTGGGGCGCAGGCAAACCAAGTCATTCTGCGTCTCCACAATTCGAGTTGGAACACGCCTGCAGGGCTTCTTCAGAAGGATCAGATGATGCAGTTCGTACTTCCAGTATCAACGGCAAGGAAACTAGCCACGGATCTGTTGGAAATGGTATCCCAGGCTGAAAAGGAAGCGGCCCGTCATACTCACTAGACCGTACCATGCGCGCGCCAAGCAGTGGGATCAGTTCAGAATTTATATCGCGGCTCATGCCAAACGCGATCTCACAATCCATCGGATGGGACATCATGCGGCCCGCCGTACTGGGCTGGTCACCGAGCGAGTCACCGGGCGACCCACCGGGCGGGCCAGATCATCACCCCACCAGTCAAACGCCTGCATCACGGCGCGGGCCGAAGGGGCGGACACACCGTCGAACCAATTGCAGGCGGTCTGAAACGTCACACCAAACATCGCAGCACAAACCTCTCGGCTGCCACACCGCCGCGTGACCAGCGCAACCCAACGGTCAATCGCGTGGGCCCGCGTCACATCGGCCACGGGGAAATGACGTGGGCGCGAAACTGGGCAAGCGCCACCACCAACCAACTCCAAAACTTTGGGCAAGGACTTTGGACCCAAAGCCGTGTCAGTCTTTGCCAACAACGAAGGCACGATTCGAATATGAGATTTCATCATACCCCCTGAAAGGACCGAAAATTGACCAGCAAACACACTGCATTCACCAAGGCCGACCTGAAGCGCTGGCGGGCCGACATGACGAATAACCAACCCGGCCCAATGGAAAAAAGCCCGTTTCTGATGGTCAAAACCGCCATATCAATGACAGTTGGCGAGACACCGACGGGATTAATCCTGCGCATTGCGACCAAAAACGGCGAAGTGATAAATCTCTTCGCAAACCCCGCCGTGGTTGAAGCTATGGCAGCGGCGCTGCCCACTGCGTCAAAAAAGGCGGGCTGGATGGATGAAAAGGGCCGCATCATTGAGCCGCGCCTTGATCATTGACCCACGTTCCACCGAACCATTTTAACCAGCTCACATCGCTGGCTAATATCTGGGTGTGAAACTCAGGATCAAATTCCATGAACCCATCATCACCTCCGCATTGATCGGCAGCATCGACCACAAGGTCATTTGACTGCGCCGTGTCGGGCGCGCGGGCAGTAATCAGACGAGGCTTTACAGATGACATCACGCAACATCCTTTTCTGGGGATTGGAAAACCGCACATGACGCAAGACCATGGCCCCGCGTACGCTCCACCGGCACACACAGCAGGAGAATCGGCGCATCATGCCCAAAACCCCAAAAACCGCTTTCACCGAGGACGACCTCATCCGCTGGTCCGAAATCGCCATCGACCAGACACCAGACACGCCATCCATCGGCCATTGCCTGACGTGCCCACAGGTCAGCAGCTATGCGATGAAAACCCACCCGCTTGGCGTGACAATCCGGGTCAAACTCGACAACGGCCAAACGACCACGTTCACATTCAATCCCGTAATCGCCCGAGAGATGGTCAAGACGCTGGAAAGCGCCGGGGAAAAAGGCCGCTGGATGAACGACAAACGAAACATCACCTTCCCAATCGTCAAGGAATAGGGACCCCAGCGCAGGGTAATCCAATTGCCCCCGATCCACATTCAGCAACGACAAGATATCTGCACCGGGCATCAGCAACGCCCGTGGCGGCAGGTTTGGGCGAAGCGCAGGGGAAAAGCGGATCATCACGCAACATCCTTTTCTGGGGATTGGGAGACAGGCGCCGGGTTTGCCGCCATGTAGGCGCGCACCTGGTCAGCCGTGGCCATGGTGGGAGATCCGCCCAGCTGGGTCCAACGCTGCCACGCAGCACCAGAAACCCCCGCCGCGCGCTGCACGATTGTGGTCGGCTTAAGCCCGCAGGCCGCCGCATAAGCTTCAACGTCAGAGATGAATTGTTCCATGAAACCAGATGTAGGTTTATTTCCCTACCTTGGTCAAGGTTTTTTCTCCTATTTCGCAAATATTCAAGAAAAGTTACTTAAGGGGATGCAAGAACAAACATTTGCAGCGCGCTTGCGCGCAGTAATCGACAGCGATCAAAGCCTGACGGAAGCTGGCCTAGCAACTAGAGCCGGGCTGGACAACAGCACCATTCGACAGTTGCTTGCGGGTAAGACCAAAAACCCACGCGTAGACACCGCCATGAAGATTTGCGCAGCCCTTGGCACCACGATCGAGGAATTCATGGGGTCGCCGCAAACCCAAGAAGAACGCGATATCCTGCGCCTAATATCACAGCTGCCCGTACACCTGCGCCGTCAGCTGCTAGGCTACGGACAAGCGCTTGCCGACGCACAGGATCAACCTCTCTCACCGCCGCCGAGAGACGACCAATGATCTGCGCATCCGTCATAGCACCCCCGATGTTCCTGTTACGTTCAGGCTAGGGCAGCTTTAACATTGCGTCAACAATAGCCCCGAAAATTTCTGTGGATGAAAAGGTGTGTGCTTGAAGCGCCTAAAGCCCCTTGAAGAAAACTCTTTAACGAATCTCACGGATATGTGTATGTGCCTGATGTTTTATAGGAGATTGCTTTGAAACCACTATTTGCACTCGTGACCGTGCTGACGCTTTCTGCATGCGTCCAAGAAACGCTGACCGATTATCGTCCTGTTGTTGATCCGTCAAAATCCAGCCCTGCCAAGTTTGAAAAGGACCTGGTCGCTTGTCGTAACATCGGCTTGGCGGCCGAGGCTGATTACAAGAAGCGGCAAGAAGCCGAGATGGGCCAGAAATTGATAGCAGGCTTGATCATGGGCGCAATAGTTGGGGCTGCCGTAGGGGATAGCGGCAACTATGCAGCGGCAGGGGCGGCCTACGGAGGTGCCGCAGGCGTGGCATCCACAGACACTGAACTTGCGCAGGGTGGCCCCCGCAGGATCATTGACCGCTGCATGACTGAACGCGGACACGGGGTTCTCAGCGACCTTGGCAAAGGTTGATAACGGGGCATGAGGTTTCAGTGATCCTGCATTCCTCATGCCGCCACGCTTGACAGATCACAATGGGAAAAGTTGATATTGCCCTTGCTCTTTCAGGCGTCAGTGCGATGGGAGTGGGCAGATGGTATGCGCTGACTAATCCAAGACCAGCACCGCATAAAGCGCAAACGCAAAGGACATGATGCTAAGAGTCACGCTTATCTTGATGAGATTACGGATGCACTTTAGCTGTTTGAACCGCCATTCCTGATACTCCAAGCCTGTCATATCTTCCACCCGTTTCTTCACATTCCCTCCTCGGCCCGCCCAGTGCGGGCCTTTTTCATACGCACCTCGCGCCGGGTGATTCTGGCACATCCAAAAGCAATTAGAAATATGTTTAGGGTAATAAACCTACTTTTATGTTGACGTAGGTTTATTTCCCTATATGTTCACCTCCATCGCAACCCGATGGAGGACATCATGCAAACCAAAACCAAACCCCCGCTGCTGGACCCATCCGAGGCCTGCCGCATTCTGACCAATCCCGCTCTTTGCGCGGCCAATCCCAGCCTGCAACGCCTTGCGTGGTGCGCCATGGCCACCGCCCGCGGCAAACCCGCAAGCCAGATCAGGCTGATCCAATCCCCCAGCACCGGCGATGCAGCATGACCTATCACCGCCAACTCGCCGCCCTTATCGCCGAATTGCAAGCGGCCCTGCCGCCGCAATCGGCCCAAGGCGCGCAGATGGCCATCACGCCACCCCCGAAAGGCCATCCCGCATGATCTCTGTCTTGATCCTTTGCACCTTTGCAGCCCTGTCGCAATTTGCCGCCCTGCGACAGGCGCATGCGCTGGGGCTGCGCGCCTACAGCCAGCGCGCCCGCTCTGCCCTGCCCGATGTGGCGACCATTGCCATCTTTCAGGCCGCAGCCATAGGTCTGCTGGTCGCCGCATCGCGGATCGCGTCATGACCGCACCCGACCCAACCCTGACCAAAGCCCAGAAGCTGGCCGAAAAGCTTGGCGATTTCGTGTTTGACGAAACGGACGAGGTTGAGGTGATTTTTGCCGCCTTCTGTCTCGCCTTTTCTGGGCTGATCACCGCCGACGCAAAGGTCAATGACATGCGCCTGCCCGATGCGCTGGCAGCACTTGACCGCGCGATGGTCAACACCCGCAACCACATGACCCTCAATTGGCACATCAACACACGCCATTGACCTCCAAAAGGAAACCCCATGCCCAAAGCCGCCAAAAAAGCCGCCCCCAGCCCCGATGCAATCGACATCACAACGATTGATGACGCAGGCATCATCGCCCTTGTTGCCCTGTCTGGCCTCTATGTCCACGCGCTCAACACCCGTTCCGAACCACCGGCCGAGGATATCGAGGCGCTGGCCGACAGCATCGCGGAACTGGGCCTGATGCAGAACCTGAACGGGTTTGCTGATCCGGACATCGCGTTAGGTGCCATAGGGATCGTCGCAGGCGGCAGGCGGCTGCGCGCCCTGTTGCTACTGGCCGAACGCGACAACCGCGACACCGCCCAGACCATGGTCCCCGTGCGCATCACCAGCGATGCCGATACCGCGCAATATTGGGCCAATGCCGAAAACACCACCCACAAGCCACCCCACCCGGCAGACGAGGTTGCAGCCTACGGGCGCATGGCCGCGACCGGGGCCGACCCTAGCAAGATCGCCCGCGCTTTTGCCGTCTCCACCCTCCATGTCCAGCGCCGGCTAAAGCTTGCCACCCTGCCCGCACCTGCCCTGCAAGCGCTGCGCGAAAACGCCATTACGCTGGACCAGGCCGCAGCCCTGACCGTGGCCCGTAATGACGAGGCGCTGCTGGCCGAACTCCACCGCGTGCTCAACTCCGGCTGGGCCATCTCATCGAGCAGCATACGCGGCACCCTGCTGGGCGATAAAATCCGGGGCAATGACCGCCGGTTCAAATACATTGGGCTGGAGGCGTATCAACACGTGGGCGGCATCGCCACCACCGATCTGTTTTCTGATGAAATCACCCTGCAAGATGATGGGCTGCTGCACAAACTGTTTGACGCAGGATTGCGGGCCCAATGCGAAACCACGGCGCTGGAAGGCTGGAAATGGGTCAAACCCTGCTTTGATGATCATACACCCTACAATGACGCCGCCAAACTCCACCGCATCCATAAGGTCGCGGTGGATCTGCCCGAAGCCGACTCGGCCGAGTTGGCAACCCTGTGCGAACGGGCAGAGAGGGAAGAGCTGACAGACGCCGAGATTGACCGCATGGCAGCGCTGGAAACCCGGGCGGAAGGCGATTACGCCGATGCCGATATCGCCACCTCGGGCCTGTGGCTTTATGTCGATCCGCAAGGCGATCTGTGCCGCTACGGCCCCTTTTGCGACCCCAAGGACGCGCCAGGCGCGTTAGGGGATGAAAACGACCCCGAAGGTGATCAGGGCAGCACCAACTCACCCCCCGAAAGCCGCGCCCTGCCCGCCAACCTGCTGCACGATCTGGCCTGTATCCGGCTGGCAGCTTTGCAAGACCGCGCGCTTTTCCATTCCAAGCTGATGCTGGATCTGCTGGGCTATCAACTGTCCGGCAACCTAAGCGCTTGGGGCGGCGCGCTGCGCATCGACACCAGCCCGGCAAACATCAGCCCTGACAAACCCGAAGGCACCACCCTGCCCGCCCGCTTGCTGGCCGCACATGGCAAAACAGGTAAAGGCGGCAACGCCAGCCCTGAAGGATTTGCCGCCTTCCAGCAGCTGGGCGAGGCGCACCGCAACACCGTGTTGGCCCAGGCCTTGGCCGCGCTGATCCCCTCCAATGATCTGGCCCCCGTCCTTGCCGCCCAACTGTGCCCCGATGTTCGCAGCCTCTGGGCCCCCACCAAATCCGCCTACCTCTCGCGCCTGCCCTCATCGGCGCTGGATGATATTTGGTGCAACCTTACCCCCGATGACCGCACCCCAAACCATGCAGATTTCGCCGCACTGAAAAAAGCCGACAAGGCCGACCTGCTGCACAAGCTGTTCAACGACTCCGACTGGCGCGAAGCCTTTGGCCTGTCGCGTGAGGAGAACGCCCGCATCGACACATGGCTGCCCGCCGAACTGGAATGGCCCGCGGTGGAAATCGGGGGGGCGGAGTGATGCAAACCCAACTTTCAGCCGCAGTGGAGCATAAAATGGCAATGGATGCGATTGGCTTTGCCGCGCAGCTTCTGACGCCACAAGCCGAACAATTTGGCAGGCTGATCGATGCAGAGCAGCAGATGCACAGCTACATGCACATCACCGATCCAACAACCTATCGCCGAGCGATCAACAGCGACGGTTTGCGCCAACAGGTCGCGCTGGCGAAAGCGGCACTCGCGTTTGTTTTGGCGGTTCAGAAAGTCAAAGAGGAACTCACCAATGGCTGATGACCCGCAACCTCATGAATGGAAGGGGTGACACGTGCCCAAACCAAAATACACATCAGAACAGGTGAACAAAGCAGCCGAGCTGCGCGAGCAGGGCCTGTCTTGCGGTGCTATCGCCGAGCAGGTCGGTATGACTGAACGGTCGGTCTACTGGCACTGCATCAAACTTGGGGCGGATAGCCCCCTTGCCGCCGCAAACGCACCCCGGCCGCGCAAGCCCATCACGGTTCAGCGCGGCAATCACATCGTCCGGCAGTTCACGCCACAAGACGACAAACAGCTTTTGGCGCTGGAGGCCGAAGGGCTGACCCCCGCCATGATTGCCCAACGCATGGGCCGCAAACGCAACAGCATCGTGGGGCGGATGATGACCATCGCCTTCAAACAGGAACGTGCGGAAAGTTTGACAGATGCCTGATCGCATCCAGCTTTACCGCGCCAAGGGCTGGCGCAAGCCCGAAGGGGCTGTGGTTGTATCGCGTGGGCCCGGTAAATTTGGCAACCCCTTCACGGTCCAAGCCGCGATCGAGGCGGGCTATCCCGACCCCGCCCGCATGGCAGTCACCGCTTACCGCGATTGGCTGAACGGCGATCCATGGGCCTGCCCATTCGGCACCGATTGGGCAGAACGGCGCCAGATCATACTGGACGCCCTGCCCACGTTGCGGGGCCACGACCTGTGCTGTTGGTGCCGCCTTGATCAACCCTGCCACGCCGATGTGCTGCTGGAGATGGTGAATGCCTGAAACATGCCACCCCATCCAACGCCTTGCCCGGAAATGCACCCACCTGCGTCATGCCCAGGCGGTGGACCTGTTTTTGACCCTTTACCTTGCCGATGCGGTTCAATCCGAAAACGGCAACCACAGCCGCGCCGCCCAACGTGCCGGCATTTCACGCGAAAGACTTTTGCGCCACATCCGGAGCGCAAAAGGCAATTCAAACCAGATCGGAGAGGACGAATGACCCAGCAAACCACCTGCACCACGGCTGACATCTGTGCAGCCTATGCCGCCGAATTCGCCGCGCGCAAACCTTACTGGATCGGCGGCGAACCCGATCAAGGCGATCTGCGCGGTATCCGCCAGATCATCGCCTACCGGCTTGCTATTCCGGTGAGCAAGGTGGCCGAGGCGCTGCGCGATGAGGTGAAGCCATGAAATGCTGCAATCACAACTGCCGCCAGGGCCGCGACTGCCCGCACCGCGTGAGTAAATCCGGCGCGGGTGTACTGATTATTATCGGCATTACCGGCCTGTATTTGTGGGTAAAGTTTTGCTGGCTTGTTTGGAGGATGCTATGACTGAAACCCCAGACCAAATGGAAACGTTTACAGGTTACGCAATCGTCAGCCCGCTATTCCCGTTGAATAAAAAGTACGCCGCAGCAATCAGGCTTGACCATGCGCGCCGCAAAATCCGCACAATCAGCGAAACGCCAAGAGAGGCTTGGGACGTTCAATGCGGCAGGGATGTGGGCAACTTTGACGCCGCCGAAATGTCTGCACGGGTGCAGCTCTTGCATGAGCGAGGGTATCGGCTGGTTGAGGTTGTTCTGACTATCCCACCCACCACCGCAATCCACGCCCTCACCCCCGCAGACGCCACCGCAAGCCTAACTCAAGCCGATCTTGACAAGGCTGTGGGGGAAACGATTGAGGCGGCATTGAATGCGTGCATTGATGTGCGAATAAATCCCGAGACAGATAGGTTTGAAGCCGTTGGCGCAATGTCCTGCGCAATTGACATTCAGATGTTGCACACCGACGCCACCCGTGCCGCTATCCGCAAGGGGGCAAAGCCATGACAGCCCACAGCCAGATCACGCGCACCCTTGACAGGCCGTTCACACCTGAAACACTTGCGGCACGGTGGGGCATCAGTGCCAGCGCCGTGCGCAACGCCTGCCAAGCAGGCGCCATAAAGCATTTCCGGCTGGGCAAACTGTACCGAATTCCCGCCGCCGTTGTTGAGGAGACAGAGGCTTGCCAGACATCAGCATCGGACGATTTAGAGGCGGGTTCTGCGTCTATTGGCGCATTGACGGAAAGCGAACCCGTCATAGCCTTGCGGCACCCACCCGAAAGGAAGCGGAAGCCGAAGCCTTAGACGTTTACCGCCGTGAAGCCTTTGCCAAAGCCCCACAAGCCCCGACCGTGGCAGAAATATGGGAGAATTATCGGCGCGATCTGGGAGAAAAGCCAACGGCAAAAACCATGGGATACACGGGAAAAGCGGTGCTGGCCCATTTTGGCGCATACCGCCCCGATCAGATCACAGCCGATTTGTGCCGCGCCTATGCCGCCAACCGCATGGCGGCCGGAATATCCCAAGGCGCAGTCCACACCGAACTAGGCCACCTGCGCAGCGCTATGACCCACGTCGTCAAGTTTCGGATGATCGACCGCGCGCCTCATATCGAACGCCCAGCCAAGCCAACCCCGAAAGAACGGTTCATCAGTCATGCCGAGGTGGAGGCGCTGATAGACGCAGCCCACGCCCCGCACATCGCGCTGGCCATCCACCTGCTATTTGCCAGCGCGGGCAGGGTTGGCGCGATACTGGACCTGACGTGGGACAGGGTAGATTTTGACCGGGGCGTGATCAACCTGCGCCGGGACGATGCTCGCACCCGCAAAGGCCGTGCAATTGTGCCGATGAACAGCGGTATCCGCGCCGCGCTGCAAACAGCGCACGCATCGGCGATCAGCGACTTTGTGATCGAATATGCCGGTGGGCAGGTGAAAAGCATCCGCAAAGGCTTTGAAGCGGCCTGCACCCGGGCCAAGCTGGTTGACGTCACCCTGCACACGATCCGTCATTCCGCCGCCGTTGCCATGGTATCTGCGGGGGTGTCCATTGAAATGGTAGCCCAATTTCTTGGCCACTCAAACATCGCAATCACCTACCAGACCTACGCGCGTTTCGCCCCAGGCCACATGCAGGTTGCCGCCGATGTGCTGGAATTTACACGGCTGCGCGCGGTTCCTTAGGTTCAATGAACCAGGGAACACTTCGCAAATACCGCCTAAGCCTTTGTTTAAGGCTCAATTAGCGTTTGTTATGCGTGCCCATGTTTGATAGAACATATAGTGAACATTTTGTGTGGAGGGGCATATATGGACCATGACATTTTTCTGGCTTGG